CGCCTTTTTTGCTTCCCGATCCATAGCCTGCAAGGGATACTGCACTCCCCCGGCACCTTTGAAAAACCTCCCTGCGAAAAGAAATGGTTTTCCATTTGCGACTATTGCGTGTTTCATTTACCATTCCCTTAAGATAAGTTGAAAGATACTGCCGCCGCCGAGGCGCTGGTTTGACTATTACCGCCATTGAATTCTGCCGCATCATTATCCGTACTGGAGAATCCCATACCAATCGCAAGAAAGTTGGATCTGGTAGTCCTGAAAACGTCCATATCAGGCGCAGAAAAGTTTGAGCCTATAAAACTAATTCCCCTTGTTCCCGCTCCAGCACATACGTAACGCCCCCCACTAGGGATAGTGTTTGCAGGCGGATTTGGTTGCCCTCCATTAGAATCCGGCGCATAAGAAAAATTACCTATAGAATTTACATTCCTGAAAGCCATAACCACCGCACGGGCGAATACAAAGCCACTGAATCCTACTGTTATTTCATTGTCTGTACTGGGCAGGAACCTGTAAAATAAAGAAAAGTGGACGTCGTACGCGCTGTTTACAGAAAAAGTCCCAAATTGCGACCAACCACTTGCGGACATAGTAAGTGATGAATTATTTTCATTGACCCCTACGGCAACAATGACAAGATCACCAGTGGTGGCAGAGGAGGCAATACCTCCGGTTAAAGAGCCACCAAAGTTTATTGTCCAGTTTGAAGTAGAAGAGTCAAAAACCGCACCCCCAACATATTCAATCGGTGGGGTTGTGGAAGTGTCAGTGATGGTCACTGTTCTTTGAGCAACGATTGTTCCAGTATAACCACCAGTTCTTAGATAAACTGTAACAGCTTCATTACCTTCAGTTGTCTGATCTGCGCTAGTAGTTAGCGACAAAGTAGCTGTCCCATCAGCGCCAACACTTGCAGAATCTTGAGGAACAGAAAAGTCGCCAGCGCTGTTTGTGTTCAAATATAGTGTGGTTCCAGCAGGCACGTTTTCAGTTGTGGCAGTCACCCACAAGACCGAACCTTCAGGAACCGAAGCTGCCCCCGACAGTGAATATATCGGCTCAGGCTTTCCACCAAGCATAGTAGGAAATCCCGGCAGCATCAGGCACCTCCAATCTCAACAAAGGAAACCGTGATCTTTGTTGTTGTTTCCGCCTTCATGGACACCAGAATATAGTTAGAGTTTGTCACGGCAATATCCGGCAGGTTTCCCTCGTAATACGAACCCCAAAAAATAGTCCGAGCAATTGTTGAGGAACTCTTGATATAGACATGCTTGGTTTCCCCAACCAAAACATTAGTGGGGTTGTTGATTGTCCGGTTGTCTGTAATCACCCAGTTTGCCGTATGAAACGCACCCCAGTCAGGCGTCCAGTTTGATGTGCCGGGAATGGTAACGGGTGCAAGAGCTTCTCTGATGCGGCGCGTCGTAAGACCCAAGGCACTGGCCGTCCATTCAAGAACCTGTGCAGCAGCGGCCTCGTCGTAGCCACCCATAGCTGCAACAGACGTCAGGTAACCTGCCAAAGCATGGTCACCCCAGCCATGAGCTGTGTCAGCTTTCGTACCCTGCTCCGCTGTAGCAAACGCAGTAGAAGGCTGTAGAGCAGCCGTGCCAAGACCAAGGTTAGTACGGGCTACAGCCGGGTCAGCAAGGTCAGACAGGTTGTTAGCAGCTACCAATGCACCGTTCGTGTCAAACACAGCACCGGACCATCCAGACGCGGTGTAAATGCGAGGACGTCCGTCAGACGTATTCAGATACCATGCACCTATCTGTAGAGGACCGCCTTCGTTGTCGGTGACGGGATCAGCCGCCTTAACCCCAAGGTAGACAGCGTCGATAGCAGCCCGAGTGTTGTCAGCTGCCGTAGCAGAGGCTGCTGCATCGTCTTTGAAGCCTTCTGCTTGATTGCGGAAAGTCTGAGCTTCGGACGCAGAAGTAGCAGCAGAAGTGGCAGAACCAAGGATGGAGTCGACGTAAGCCTTCCGAGCCAAGTCTTCTGGCGCAGTCGGATCAGCTGTTGTGGTGACCTTGTTCCCGCCCATCGACAGGTTACCGGTCATAGTGTCACCGGCCTTATTCACCTTGAGAGCATCACCAGCGTCTACGTAAGCCTTCGTGGCTGCGTCTGCAGGGTTGACCGGCACAGGCAGGTTGATCACTCGGTAGAGGCCGTCCATGCTGATGTTGCCAGCCATCGTACCACCAGACAGAGACAGCTTTGTCCCAATCATATTGGTGATCGTGGTCGCAAAGTTAGGATCGTCCCCGAGGGCTGCAGCCAGCTCGTTCAGGGTGTCCAGAGCTGCAGGAGCTGCATCCAGAACGGCAGCGATACCGGCATCAACATAAGCTTTGGTGGCAGCGTCAGTCGGGTTGACCGGGGTCGGTAGACCAGTGATACCGCTGGCCGTACCCGCCGACATATCCAGAAGACCGGTGATCGTGACGTTGTTGAATACGGATGTACCAGCCGACGTGATGTCGCCCGTGACGTTGCCGTTGATGTCGCCTGTCAGGTTACCAGTGACGTTACCAGTGACGTTGCCGGTCAAGTTACCAGTGACGTTTCCTATCAGGTCGCCAACAAAGCCGTTCAGGGCAGTGATAACCGTACCACGGACAGTGGAAGCCACAGAGACACCAATCGGGGTGGCGTCGATGTTACCACCGTTAATGTCAGCGTTGGTTGCGGAGAACGCACCCAGCGTTACGGCCCCGGTAACGGCCAGAGTCCCGAGGATTGTGGCCGATCCGTTAATGTACAGGTCACGACCAAAGCGGCCATCCCGAGACATATACAGGTCACGAAAACGCTGGGTATCCGAACCAAGATCGACCAGACCAGTTGTTTGTGGCAGGAAGTGGCCGGTCGTACTCTTGTAGAAGACCTGAACCCAGACTGCAGCGTTTGCAGCTCCAGATAGGCAGATAAAGATACGGGAACCAGAGGTGTTGACCCAGATAGAACCGGGGCCATAGCCAAGGGTCGTGTCCATCAGGTTGGTCGGGTCAGTAACCGCAGTCGCGTTGTTGCGAACGCCAGTACCACCATTTGCAGCCGGAAGGTAACCAGCAACAGACGTCGCCAGATTGATCTTCGGACCATTGCCGGTAGTACCGTCATGGGCATGCCCTCCGGTGCCGTCGAAGGCATCTTGGAGTTGGTTAAATTCGTTGTTGATCGGAGGGGCTACAACGGGCTGTCCGTTGACGATTTGCCCCGCAGACTGTCGGACGTATCCTGCCATTATTCACGTTTTCCTGCTGTAGAGAACTCCCAGACGCAGCCCTGAATAGAGAAGGGTTCGCAGTCTTCGGTGCAGATGAAGGTGGCCTGCGCTGCACGTCCGGAGCCTTGGATGTTCTGCTCGTAGACCGGGGAAACACCCCCGTAGACGATGTTCTCGCCATCGAAAGTCACAGATCGACCGCCATAGACCGTGGGCGATCCTGTGATCGATCCAGAGTAACCGACCGGGACAGAGACATCGCCTTCGCCCCAATTGAACCGGATGTTAAGGAAGAGGTTGAACGGGCCTTCCGCACGAACAAAGACGTTCAGCTTGCGGTAGGTCTTCCGAATTTCTGTGTCGCCAAAGTCTAGGAAAGGGGTGGCGTATACAGCGAGTATCGGAGTTCCGTTAAAATTCGTTCCCTGTTCCTGACGGAAAAGGTTACCATCATAGTCACCGTGGAGAACCACTTCCTCGGTCCCAAGGTACTGAGACGACGTGCAAGACGCCCTAATACCCTTAGTTTCGGCAAACTCCCACGCAATCTGACCTCCACGAAATGTAAGACCGCCGAGAATGCCGTAGGTCTCTTCTACGGTCTCGTCGTCCCCGCCATAGAACAGGCGGTATTGGGATTTGGACCGGACAGCGACAGACACCATCGCGTCCAGATCTTGGTTGTTGATAATGTCCAGAAGGAGGCCTTGGATCGGCTTAGAGATAGTCTCCAGCTCAACGTCACCGATGCGGCTTGTACCAGCAACAGGGCGGAAGCCGTCAGCCGACAGGAAGACAAGGTCACCACCGATTTCTTCGACGCTGTCTCGAGCGATACAGCCCACGTTGGAGGTAACCTGCTTCAACAGGAAATCCCCACTTGAGCCTACTTCGATACGCTTGATTGCCGAGGTGCCGAAGACAAACAAATCATCCCGGAAAGGGTAAATCTGGACGAGAGAGAAGCCGACAGGGATCTGGCCCCCGCCAGACGCTGCAGTGAAATCCTTGGCATCACGAGGGGCAGAATGACAGAGGATAGACGCATTGACACCGGCACCAAGGAAGACGTGATCTTCGAAGACCTTCACGATGGTGGGTGCAGTGATCATCTGGTCGCCTGCGGTGGCAAGGTCCAGTTCTGTCCAAGTTGTACCGTCGAAGTGAAGGGCCGGGTTCACGCCATCGACGAAAACCATTTCAGGACCAGCGCCGAAGTCGAATTCCTCAAACCGGATACGTGAAACGGTGCGACCGGAGGCCGACATGTTCCTGCCTTGGGCAGGGGATGCCATCTTCGACCACCCCACGAGAGGAGTATGCTTCCAGAGGGAATAGGTGGCTGCGCCGACGTCTTTCCGGGCTGCGATCACGTAAGGAAGGCCGATGCCCCGGTTGCTGAAATAGGTGGCACAGAGGACAGGGCCTTCTGCTGTGGCGTCGCCTACAGACGGATAATCAGGATCGAAGGGGCCATACCCCTCAAGACGACGATAGCCGCCAAAGATGGACGGCTCAAAGTTCACCAACAGGGTTGCTGCACCGGGGGACCGGTCAGACATATCGAGGTGATGCTCGTTGGAGTTCAGGCCTCCTTCGCAGATCACTTTGAAGGCGTCGATACGATCCGGCACGTCTTATCCAATCTTGCGGGTGGGGTAGATGTGGGGGAATTGGTTGATATACAGGGTCTGCATGTTCTTGACCCCGTCTCGGAACTGCTGATCGGTGAATGCAGCCTGTTCCGTGTTATCCTTGAACATGTAGAGGTGATACAAAGCACCAGAGACGATCACATGCCGGAACTCGAAAGGAACACGAGGAACATCACCGGGGAGGACCAGCTCCTGACGCTTCTCGTAAGCCTCAAAGCGGACGGAATAGGCCCCGTTCGGAGAAGGGGTGACACCAAAGCCACGGTCAGAGTTTTGGAAGACATACTGAGGTTGTCCCCGACCAAGGTTACCGGCCTGAATATCTGCCGCCCGACCCTGCGTGTACCACTTTTCCCTTGGCATGAAGGACAGCGGGTCTACGACAGAGCCATCCTCAGACACGAGCAGGAAGCTGTCCCATTCCGGGATTTTGATGTTATCCCCGAAGTTGTAATCGACCTGACCGGGTGTTAGGGCCTGAGTGACGTGGGTATGGTTCCACGGCCATTCGAATTCTTGGTGGTTGATACGATCCAGAGTATCCTGAACCGCGTCCTTGGCTAGGGATTGAATACCCCTTACAGAAGAAAACTCTGCCGACGGGATCTCCACCTCGTTGATACGGCGAAGAACGTCATTGCAGAGTGACAGGTAGGTATAGGACATTTCTGGCTCCGGAAGACAGAAAGGGGGCGTCTAGTTAAAGACACCCCCAGTTCGGTTAGCTTAGATTAAGCGAGGTTCCAGACAGCCGTGACCAGAGCCTCCGGACGCAGGATCTTACGACCGTAGAGGTGCATGCCGCGAACGACTTCTGCGAACTGAGTCGGGCTGTCGAAACGCTGGGTTTTCGAGAGCTGTTCTGCAGTCGCCATAGCCGAGTCGTGACCGGCGATGATCACGTTGTAGTTCGTTTCCGAACCGGAAGCTGCGTTGGTGTCGGCACCATTACCGATGTACGGCAGGTTGTTCGACTGGTAGACGCGGAAGCCACGGATGCGGTTCGGCAGACGACCGTTACGGACTTCGCCTTCACCACCCCAATCGGCGTTGATCAGCTTGCTGTCTTCGTCGCCCAGAACTTCCATCGCAATCGGATCGATAACAACCCAGCGACCTTCAGTCGGGATGTTACGCTGATCCATGATCCGCTTCATACGGTTCAGGATGGCCAACAGAGAAGTAACAGCACCAGAACCGCCGCCCGGAGCAACCGGGATCGAGGTCGGGCCAGCTTCAACGCCGAGGTCAGAACCACCGAAGTTGGTGATGTCCAGCTTGTTTGCCGCCAGAAGTTCGTCAGCACCTGCCAGAGCGTTTGCTTTGGTGCCGTTGGCCGCAGTACGGGCGATCCAATCGCCGCTACCGTCAAGCTCGTAGCCAGCACCGTAACCCAGAACTTCTTTGTCGAAGTGGTCGGTCATTTTGTAACCGGCCTGATCGGTAGCCAGCTCCATCCAGTTGACGTGGCTGTGGGCCTTTTCGATGTCCTGCAGAGAGAACGAGAAGTAGTTCGCCTGATCAACGACCAGTTTGAACGCAGCGTCGTCCAGTGCCTGAGTCACGATGTTAGTACCCCGCTTGAGGGACTTCACTTCGATATCCGGCTCTTTGATGATTTCGACCGAGTCACCGTAGCTGGCAATCTCGCCCATGTAGTCGGTGTTGGTAATGTCCTGAACAACCGAAGTCTTCCGGAAAGCTTTCTGAGCTTTGCGCGAGAAGATGGTCGGGGACCAGTTACCGTTTGGCAGGTTCGTGTGGCCTGCTTCTGCTGGAAATGCCATTTTGATATTCCTCTAGTGATTAGGCAAAAACCCTCTGTTGAGGGCGTTCATCAGGTCACGGAAGAGGACGGTCAGAGTGGCAGTAACTGATCCGGGTGTCGGTGAAACCGGGCCGGGGTCACTGGTGGACCTGTCGTCTGGTCTTCGTGTTCTTTCTGTTGTGGGGGAGGGCGACGAGGTAGGGATTAACCGGCTCGTCTTTGTTACGACTGGACCGAAATCCAGAAGGTGCTGACGCGAGAACATGCCAGCGTGGTGGAAATCGAGCATCTGCTCGAGAAAGTCTCTGTCGCCGTTTTCGCTACGCGGGTAACGGCCTAGACCTCAAAGAGACTTACTGGAGAAGATTGGCGGGGGTGGAGGGAATCGAACCCCCGTTCGCGGTTTTGGAGACCGCTGCTATGCCACTCAGCTACACCCCCGTAATGGGTTTGCAGCTTCACCAAAGACGATATTGTTCGCCTAAGTTGTTGGGGCCAGACAGGTTCAAGTTAGAACGACCTTCAATATCTTTTCTGGGTATTAAGTATCCCTTACTTTCCCCGGTAATTACCAAAAAGACGTCTATGTCAGGGGAGTTAGTCAGGTATTTTTTTACCCCTGTACCAGAACGATTACCGCCGCATACAAGAAACTGAGCCTTATATGCCCCGCTTGGGGTGACCTGATTAGTAGTCTTAATCTGTACTCTCTGTAGAGACTCTCCGGACTGACCGACAACTAGGTCATAATCTTGAGAGTCTGTAAGAGGGAGACTCACTGTCATTCCCTGAGATGTGAACCATGCTATTGCTTGACCCACACCGTAGTCGCCTTGCTGCTTAAAAGTTTGGAAATGCAATGGAGGTCGTCTGTGTTGGTTGGCTGCTTAGGTAGGGTTCGAACCTACGACCGCCCAATTAACAATCAGATGCTCTACCTACTGAGCTACTAAGCAAAAAAGAGAACCGGGGCGTAGTAGGGAAAGGAAGGAAACCTACAAGAGGCCCCGGTCAGTTAGGGAGACAATGTCACGTCGTCGATGTAGCTGTTATAACACCAACTAAGGTAACATTGCAAGAACTTTTTTACGTCAGGTCGTAAATATAGTTCCCTGTGCGGCGGGCCTCGTCGATTTCGGCCTCATACTTGTCGTATTCGGCGTCGGACAGAGCATCCACCTTGCTGTCAGACCACTTCGGGGTGTTCTTACCAGTTGGTGCCGAGGAACCGCCAGAAGCAACATCACGAGCTGCGTCTGCGTCCGGATTGGACTTCTTCTTCGGTTTGGAAGCGATCTTCGCATCAACCTTGTACAGATCGATTGCACGAGCTGCAGCCCGGACGTCGGTCGCGTTCTTATACAAGGCGTCGTAGATGTAGGCAGGCTGTTCAGCCACCCAATCCTTAAACTTCTGATCAGAGCGGATCGTCTCAAAGTCGGGGTGAAGCTCCAGAAGCTCCTGATAGGCCGTGCGACGGCGGGATTCTTCTTCTTTGCGCTTCAGCTCTTTCAGACTCTCTCCGGTCTGTTCCGCCACCTCTGCAGCCCGCATACGAGCGATGGTATCCACGACTGCAGCGACTTCTGGGTACTTCTGAGTCCAAGCCTCGATCTCTTCCTTAGTCTTCGGGAGTTTGATCTGCTCTTTCGCGGCTTCCTCCACTTTACGCTTGAGTTCGGAGTTCTCGTTCATCAAGGTCTCACGCTCAGTCTGCTGGTAGCGTCGTAGGTCGCTGTAACGCTTCTCCCAATCTACACCATCTGTGGACGGTGCTGGGTCTGTTGCAGCGTCGGGATCGTAGTTCTGGACCGGGTCAGGAGTACCCTGAGTCAGATCGGTGTTGTCTTCATCGTCTTTGTCCAAATCTGCAAAGAAGGCGTTCTTGTATTTAGGCATGGGTTACTCCAATGGGGGCCGGGTGTGCCGGGTGGCCCAACTGTTAAGTGGCACTTTTACGAGCTTGCTTGGCCGCTTCTTCGACCATAGCCTTGAGCTGCGTAAGCTGGTTGGCCTCACGATACTGGCCTTGCAGGACTGCAATCCGACGAGGGTCAGTCTCGCTCGTGAGGTATTCTTTGATCTGTTCCATCCGCCACTCTGCGTAGGCTTGGATGGCCTCCATCGTTTCCGGTGTATGGACGTGGATGTTCAGTTTCTTGGCAATCTCGAGAGGGATCATTTCTTCTTCCCCTTCTTCTTTACCGGCTTCACGGAAACAGAGACCCCGTAGAACTCTTCGACAGCCGCGATCTGCTGCTGGACGATGTTCTGGATGCCGTAGGCCTCGTGTTCATAGCTCGGGTTCTCTTCCCCGATGAACTCGTTCAAGAACTGCCAGACATGGGTGGACTCATGTACAATGGCCCCGAGGATTTCAGACGGAGTTCCGTTTGCGATAAGGTCAGGGGAATAGATGGTCAGAATGATAAGAGGCCCGTGGGACGCAGTCAGAGAGGCACAATAGGCCACCTCGTCAGGGAATGGTGCCTCTGTCTGGAGAAGCCCCATCTGGTCATTCCATGCCTCTTTGGTGGGACAGAAGCCGAAGTAAAAGGGCATCCAACCGGGGTTTCCCCAGATCACTTTCTTAGAAAGAAGGTTCATGAATTATGCTGCCTGCTGTTGAGGTGCTGGTGCTGGAGCAGGGTTACCGCCATTGGCACCCCCACCATCTCCTGTGAAGCCTTGAGACCCGGGTTCAGGGGCTTGGCCGGGGGCGATATTTCCATTGCCAGTACCGGTCGGATCGTTAGGGGACGGAACCCCGCCACCTTGTCCACCCTGAGCCTGCGGAGGCTGCGGCATGAACTTCTGTACCTCGGCCATGATCTGGGCTTGGAGGATCGCGTCCTCTTTGGAGTTGAGGAGCTTGTCAGCGTCCAGATCCATCGACACGGCAATCTCGCGCAAGATGTAGTCGTACCGCACGAAAGGCTGCATCGCTGGGTTCGCAGTGATCTGCATGAACTGGAGGAGACGCTGGCTGCGAACCTCGTTCCGCATCAGGCTTTCGGTGCCACGGGCCTTGACCTCGATCAGGCCGTCGATGAATGCCTTGTCGAAGTTGAACTGCATGTTGAATGCGAAGAAAGCACGGGCGAGGGGGGCCAGAAGGTAGTCGTCGAAATTCCGGACGACGCCCTTGATGTTCTGGGCTGCGGCACC